TCCATTTTTCGAGATTGCGTTTTCCAGATGGGGTGGTAACTGGAACGACCGTTACATACTGTTCGAGCGCATCATACTGACGCTTCAGAGTATTAATGGCAGTCTGAATATCCGGAGGAATCGTCAATCCGATGCCGTTGCCATTACCATCAAGCGTCGAATTCAACTCCGCTACGATTTTAGGATCGCCCTTAACCATGCCCTTGAAATCTTCAACAAATTTCATCTTCAGCTTATTTTCAACCGGTGTCAGTGGCGTAGTCGGCGCTGCAATTGCCTGTTTCGCAGCTTCGGCAGACATTTCATCATACTGTTCTTTAGCCACATTTCGGCGTGCTTTTGCATCATGTAATGCATTATTCTTTGTGTTCACATCTTCTTCTGTCGCGCTATCGTCAATCAGCAGCGCATTCAGTTCTGCCTGCAGGTCGGATACTTTTTGTCCGGCTGTAATCCAGGCGTTTTTCAAATCTTCAATATTTAGAGCTACTGGCATTTCATTCACCTCGTAAAATTTTTAGTTTTTTAGATAAAAGCGATGGCTCATTTTTTGGCTGGGGATTTAGCCCAGCCGCGATAACTGGATCACCTCCGCCTACGATAGCCGCAGGCTGTTCAGATTGGTTTCTAAGTAAGTTTTCCGGTACGTTCCTATATCGATCCGCCCATTTGTTGGAGATCGAAGCCGCGGCATTCACGGGGGAAATAATCTCGTCCGCCAGGCCATAGTCAACCGCTTCCTGAGCAGAGAGCCAAGTTTCATTATCCATAAGTTCAGTGATTGTTTGCTCATCCAGCTTATCACCTGCCCTATTCAGATAAGTTTGTTTCATGCTCGCGCCTATATGATCCAAATCGTCTGCCTGTTTTCGCAAATCCGCTGGATTTCCCCAGGCAAACATTGAAGGGTTGTGCACCATCATCATGGCATTTGCTGGCATATAAATATGGTCACCAGCCATCGCGATAATTGATGCTATTGAGGCTGCAAGTGAGATCACATATATATCCACAGTAGCTTTGTGCATGCTTAGCATGTTACCGATCGCAACCCCCTCAAACACGGATCCACCTATAGAATCGAGATGTACCTTAATAGCTGATACATCGCCCAGCAATTGTAGATCCTTTTGAAAAGACTGCGCCGATGTATCAGATTCGTCCCACTCATAGCCACCTGGAACGATTTCGCCCAAAATAAAAACGTCTGCCGATTGTCCGTCAGCTGACGCCTGCATACTCCAGGATTTATGAAACTTCTTTGGCATTTGTTGATCCACCTCCTTTCCTATTCGCAATCGGTTCATCGATCGGATACAAGTCACCGCTGACCCAAAGCTTGTCCGCGTTTGGATCGTCAACCGGCGGATATCCTTCAGCAAGTCTTATCTCATTTGGCTTTAAAATAGAACAGCGTATGGCTGCCTGATAATAAGCGGTTCGCGTTGCCGTGTCACCACGTAGCAGTCCGTTCATATCAAACTCAAAATGATAGCCTGCGTCTCGTTGTGCCGGAGTGAGTAACTTTTTATTAAGCTCTTCCTCGTACTGCGTCACCGTGGACATCAGGTTTCCGGTCACAAACTCCATGTTCAATTGCTCAAGCGAATTATAGGAGCTATTGGCCACACCAAGGAAATGAAGTGGCACGCCGAAGACCATAGCGACACGACTACGCGTCACCTGGTCCACGTTCAACAGATTTGTATCAACAAGCTGACGCTCCATCCGAGTGATTTCCACACCTGCCTGCTGAATCAAGAGCCCGCCATTGTCTTTATAGAACTGAGCAATATGATCTATCTGCGCTTTTTCTTCCTCATCGGACAAATGGGTAGCCATTTTAACGATGAAACCTTCGTTCGTGCCGTTCAACTGGGATAGACTGATCTTACGAACCTGCGCATCATAATTCAAAGTATCTGAAAGCAAGGAGACCGGACCGATACCCGTCGCAGATCCATAACGCATGTGTTTAAAATGCAAGACATCCGTGTAGGGAACGTACAGTGTTTGAATTGCACTGTTATCATCTTCAGCTGAAATCGCATAATAGAGCGTTCCACTGTTCGTATCGATGTACAATGCACAGCACTTAGGCTTAATTAGCTTCATATCAATCACATTTCCGTTTCGATCGCGGATAAGATGCGTGTATGAGTTGCCATCCAAGTTACGCAATGCTTCCCAGTCACGCTTTAAATCAAATTGATTAAAATAACGCGGGCCAAGCTGCATCAGATTGTACGCAGCGCAGTCAGTTGGCTCATTATACTTTTTGTCGTAAAGATGCAGCGGTAAACTGGCCAAGGTGTTTGATAGCCGACTGACTACACCGAAAATCGTTTCATACATCTCAGGTTGTGAATTAAACCAGTCGGAAAAGGATGCAAGTTCTGAAAGACTGACAGTTGTCCGATTTCCAAAGACAACCTGATTAAAAAATTGCCCGATTCTACTGAAAAAGCCTTGTTTTTTCTGCTTTTTTGCCACCATTTTCACCTCCTCAGCAGGTCTTTCACGCTGTAATACTTAACTTTTGGCTTGATATTGACGTTCGCAAGCTCCGGCAAAGCCACCGTATGGGCGTCCAAAGCCGCCGCAAAGCCGTCAATTTTGCGATTTTTGGAGCTTTTTTTCGGCATAAAATTATCGTTTCGATCCTTAATCAGCTGCACATTGGACAAATTCCAACGAAAAATGCGGCTATTATTGAAAATCACTTTGCCATCTAGCATCAATTCCTTAAAATTCTGCATCGGTCCACCGAGTGTTAAAAATCCCTGAATAACTTTCTCGGTCTCAAAGCCTGCATTCGCCATTTCATCATTCAAGAAAAGCGCCTTTGCGCGATCATAGCCAACCTTCAGGATTTTATAGTGCTTCCCCTGATCAATAAACCAGTTCAACACATCTTTATAGTCAACGTGGTCCACCCCGCTAATCGCAAGGTCGCTGTCATTAATCCATTGCTGCAGTTTCTCTTTTTTCGGATCCCGGTCAAAGCGCTTTTGCGGAATCCAAAAATGAACCAAGAAAAAGATGTAATTGTCTGGTAATGGAAACTCAAGTGCCGCGGCCGTAAAGTCTTCTGTCTCAGACAGATCATATCCGCCAAAGCAGCTAAGCCCTTCGAGTTCCTCGAGGGGCTTCACCTTGTTATTTTTCATAATCGTCGGAGCGTCGAGAAACGACATTTCCGAAGTATCGCTAAACAAATTAAACTGTTTCGTGATCCACTTGACACGCTCCGAACTGTTCTTGCGATCCTTTTGCCAGTCGGTAACCAGTTCCGGAATTTTCATCAGGAAGAAATTTGGATTCGCCTTGATCCAAAGCTCAGGGCTATCTGCTTCAACTTCCTTATCCTGCTTGGCCATAAAGTAAAAAGTCCTATCATCCTCCATGAGGCCTGATAAGACTCTTTCACCAGTTTCGTAATAATCCATCAATGGACCATCAAGCACAACGCCTGCAGTCGTAATGTAAATAATCAATGGCTGCCGGCGCGTTCCTCGACTCTGCTTCATCAAGCTAATTAAATCATAATCCTTGTATTCATGAAGCTCATCGAAAATAACACCGTGTGCGTTTTCACCATCTTTGTCATGCTTTTCAGCAGACATCGCAACCATCGTACAATTTTTATCCGGATACAGAATCGCATATTGATGTGGATCAAAGCGTTTCATGAGATAAGGCGATGCTTTGATCATCGCCTTTGTCTCGTCAAATAATTTACCGGACTGTTTTTTCGAATTGGCTAGTACATAAATATCCGCACCATTTTCTCCGTCAAATCCAAGCAAATATCCAGACGTTCCGGAGCACATTGTTGTTTTTCCGTTCTTGCGCCCCATGAAAAGCAGACCCTCACGGAAACGCCTGACGCCGGTATCTTTATGCACCCAACCAAATAGCGATCCAAGAGCGAAGTGCTGCCAAGGCTGCAAGACAATCTGTTTGTAATCACCTTTACTTGGTTTGCACTTTTTTTCGATGAATCGTATCGGGCGCCAGGCCTTTTCCTCGTCAAATACCCATGGAAATGCTCGTGTTCCCTGCTTTTTCAGATCCTTCAAATGCCTTTTTGCGGCAAGAATAATCTCTTTCGACGCGGGAAATGATCGATCAACGACTCGTTCCGCGTACCAAGTCGTGAGTAATGCGGGATATGGCTCGCGCAAAAAGCCGCCCCAGCTCGCATATTCGTCTTTTAAAGCCTCGAACCACTCGCAGATTTCCGAGTAATTCATGTCTATTACTGGCTTAGAAGTCTTCATCGTCGTCATCATCTTGGTTCTTTTCAGGATCCCCGATGGCGAGTTTAGCACGAGCTGCCGGCGACAGACCAAGGTCAGCTGCAAAGGCGCGCATTTGTTGAGCGACTTGAATTTTTTTCGTCACAAAAGGATTAACCTTGCCACCAACCCAATACGTATGCCGCTTAATTTGCCTATCGTACGCAATGTACTTGTCGTATGCGTCGCAATAGATTGCCAGATGATCGATATCAGCTTCAGTCATGATTTTTACTTCAACCAGGAGACTAGCCAACCGATCAAATTCTTTTTGTGCAAATTTAGAAAGCCAAGTCGGTGCATGAATATTGTCCGACCGAATTTTCATCTTTTCTTCGTTCTCGATCCGCCGATTGAGCTCTTTTTTTGTTTTGTGAGCGGTATTTCCACCCACCAATTGGAGCCTGGCGGACTTTGCTGGCATCGGCATTTTGGTCACCTCCTGGAATATATTAAAAAATGCTGAAAAACGAAAAAATCACACGGGATCCCCTGTCACACCGTTCTCCCATATCTAAAAAATAATTTTAAAAGGCAGGGGGGCTATCACCACATCGGCCTGTTCTGTTCGAATACAACAATTCCTTTTGCTCTTTCTTTTGCAATCCGTTTTCGCTTCTCTGCAAAATAGCTGTTCACTGCTTTTTCCCATTTCTCCGGATGCTCCTTGTCATGGCAACTCATGCAAATCGCTTCAAGATTATCTTCGTCAAAGAACTTTCGGATGTTGTCTCTCGCATGCTCCTTGTGGTGCACCGTGTTGGCTGCTGTTAGCCTGCCTTCTCGGCGACAAACCTGGCAGAGATAGTGATCACGAATCAGCACGCTAAGTCTTGCCCGCTTCCACGGTGTCGTATGATACAGCCGATCGATATCATCTCGCTTAGTCATGTTCTATCACTTCGTACAATCCGGATCAAAGCTATGCCAAACAAAACAATGACCGGAGTTAACTCCAACCACCAGTATTTCAACGCAAACTCAACGCGTGTCAGATGCACAAAGTCTTGAATGAATTGATACATCAATGCCCACCTCGTTAATTAAAAGAGTGCCGATCAAATCGACACTCAGAAAATACCCTCTCACTTATAGTTGGCAGTTGGGTGACAAGTGGGTGACAAACCCCGCAACTTTTCTTTTGCCCTTTGAACATTAGTCTTTACCGTGTTTCGAGATACTCCAAGCTCTGCCGCCACCTGCCGCTGACTCAGGCCATAACCTTCAGCCAGAATAAACACCTGTCGTTCTCGAACGCTTAGAGTCATCAACGCATCGACAATCCGCTGCTTATCCTCATCGCTTACCGGCTCAGGATTTGGTGCCAAGTCCAAACACGGATATAAATCCATGTCTGGTTCAAACGAGGTCAGCTGATATACGGATCGATTGCCCCAGTCTTTATGATTCCCTGGCTCTTTACCATTCCGCATCCAGGTTAAACTGTAGGACAGATTCGAAATCAGCCGGTTCACGGCTTCACGTTCAAACACATTCTCTATGCTGACTTTATCGTGATAGTTTTGCAGTTCATGCATCGTTGTACTATATTCATCGATCAGCTTGCCAACCCAAGGCTTTGTTCGTTCAATCGTCATGCTTGGCCACTTCCTTTAGTCTCGCTTTAACGGCTTCAAGTAATGCTTCTTGTCCGCCCGCTTTCTGCTGCAGCACGTTCAGTGCTTGTTCGTCGATCGTATTCTTGGCCACCAGATGATGGACGATCACGCTCTCTTTTTGTCCTTGTCGATCCAGTCTTGCATTCGCCTGCAGGTATTGTTCCAAACTCCATAACATGCTGAACCAAACAATGATATGCCCGCCGTCTTGCATGTTCAGTCCATGACCGGCAGAAGCTGGATGCACCAGCAGCATTTCAATCTTGCCCGCATTCCAATTCGCAATCGTTTGCGAGTTTTCGAGTTCACGTGCCTGCTTGAATCGTGCTTTAATTCGTTCAAGGTCATGCTTGTACTGGTAGAATACAAGAATCGGCTGGCCGTTTGCCTCTTCGACAATCTGTTCCAATGCGTCCAGTTTCACGCTATGTAATTCCTGGACCTCGCCGTTTTCGTTATAAATTGCTCCGTTCGCATACTGCAGAAGCTTGTTTGACAAAACCGCTGCCGTATTGGCCACAATATCACCGTTCGCAAACGGCAAAAGAAGATCTCGCTCTAATTGTTTATAGCGCTTTTGTTCGGATTTATTCAGCTCAAGCTCAACCACGTTGTCCACGCGTTTCGGCAGCTGCAGGTAATCGCGCGCTTTCATACTCACGCAAATATCGGAGATCGCGGAATAAATCGCTTGTTCGGCACCCGGTTTAAGTTTCCAGCTGAAAACAATCTGCTGATTCCGCTTATCTGGCTCAAAGTATTTCTGCCGGTAAGCCGTTACAGTTTTTCCTAATCGTTCGCCGCCATCCAGTAAATAAATCTGTGGCCAAAGATCCAGCAGTGAGTTCGGTGCTGGCGTTCCGGTTAATCCGACAATTCGTCGAATCAACGGCCGCACTTTCTTCAGCGCTCGGAATCGTTTCGCCTTGCTCGATTTAAAACTCGATAGTTCGTCGATCACGACGGTGTCAAACGGCCATTTTGTTTTATAGTGCTCCACCAGCCACACGACATTTTCACGATTCGTGACATAAATGTCTGCCGATTCAGCGAGTGCCCGGATCCGGTGCTGAAGATCACCAAGCACCTTTGAGACCCGAAGATTTTTCGTGTGATTCCATTTCTCCGTTTCCCTGGACCAAGTATCTTCAGCCACACGCTTTGGTGCAATCACCAGCACTTTCGTTGTGTCGAAATAATCGTAAAGCAGCTGCCAAACAGCTGTTAACGTGCTGACTGTTTTTCCCATGCCCATATCAAGCAGAAGACCTGAAGCCGGATGTTCGATAATCCAGCTGGTTGAATACTCTTGATACGCATGCGCTTTATACTCCATCGCTCGTCACCTCCCGAATTAAATCATCGATCTTTTTATCTGAATCAATCTTGATTGCTTTAAATCCTAGATTGGTTAATTGCTGCCTACGCTTTGCCTGCAGCACGCGAAGGTCTTTCCCTGGTGCTTTCATCTCGACAAAGACGATGCGACCGCCCGGAAAAAATAAAATGCGATCCGGCACTCCAGCCAATCCTGGAGACACCCACTTTGCTGAAATGCCGCCCAGTTTCTTCACCTCACGTCCCAGTCGTCGCTCCAATCTGCTTTCTTGCACGTAAGCCTACCTCCCTGAAAAATCCGTCGTTGCCATGGTATCCATAGGTTTAACAAATATATAAAACCCCTATTTATAGAAATTAGATTGCAATCATTCTAATCTAATTTCTATATACTATATTATTATTATTTAATATATTTATATGGATACTATGGATACCATTAGAGTTAAAGCCCTGGTACTATCGTGTTTCTTAGGTATCCATGGTGGTATCCATGACGGTATCCATGCCCCTCATGGATACTTATTCTTACATTTTGTTCCATTTTTTGAAAATCCTATTATGGATACTTTTAACCAT